TCAGAGGGTTTGTCAATACAAGACAGTAAAGGAAACAAAGCAGTTTTTATAAATGTATCAATGAACAATAAGCCAGATTATTTAATCGAGTTTGTTGTTTTTCACGAATTAGGTCATTCATTGTTAAATCAAAGGCATAGACAATGTTATTGCATTATGACAGAGGATTATATTTTTGGTTCTTCTGTTTATCAACAAAACAAAGAGCCTTTATTAGACGAGCTTTTTAATTATGGACAAGAGTAAATTAATATACGCACAGTTTGACGACAACCCTAGAGAGGTTTCAATGCTTCTATACGGGGAGATTGGCGCATACTTTGGGGAGAATATGATTAACGCCAATGCTTTTGCTAGTGAGTTATTCATGTTATCAGAAGCAGGTTATAAAGTAACCGTAAGAATAAACTCAGAAGGGGGCGACGTTCTTAGAGGTCTTTCTATTGTGGACGCTGTAATACAAACGGGTGCCGATACTGTAGCTGTAGGTATGGCCGCAAGTATGGCGGGGGTAATCCTCCAAGCAGGTAAAAAAAGAATGATGACAGACTTTGCGTCTATTATGATTCATGCAGCCACGGGGGGAGATGAACAACTTCGTGAAATAGTAACGGCCCAACTCGGAAGCCTACTAACTTCTAAATCTAATTTAGGTGAGGAACGTATTACTAAAATACTTAGTGGAGATAAGGACGAATGGTTTGCGGTTAAGGGAGTTCCAGACGATAGAAACGCGGAAAAGATGGGTTTAGTTGATGAGGTATTGATTACAAATCAAGATAATCCGTTAAATATTTCACAAATTGAAGAAAAACCTGCTAATTTGTTTAGTATTTATGCCAAAATGATTGGCAATCAAATTGATAATACAAAAGTAGAAATGAGTAACACAATTTTAAAAGCACATTTGGACGTTAGCGAGAACGCAAGCGACAAAGAGATGATTGCCAAAATTGACGAAAAAGTAGAGAATGCGGTTTCGTTAAAGCAGGCAGAAATTGACGCTTTAAAGTCTGAAAACGAGGCTTTGAAAGCATCAAGAGCAGAAGGGTTGATAGCTGACGCAAAAGAGGCAGGATACCCAGAGGATAAGATCGAAGACCTAAAGGCTTTCGCATCTAATAACTACGAAGCGGCTAAAGGGACTATTGAAGCTCTAAAGACTGCAAAGGCGGCTATTACACCGATTGCCCCAATTACTAACAGCGCGACGACTCCAAAGGTTGAGAACGGTTTGAAACAGTTCGAAGAGTACACAGAAGAAGAGTGGTTAGCACTATCAGACGAAGATCAAAACAAGGTATTAAACATTAAGTAAAAATGGCTGCTGAAAAATTAATAAGACAGTTTGAAAGAATGATTGTCCCTGAGTTGTTCCCAAAGAATGACTTTATGGCTAGAGCAATCAATGATGACGGTTATGTAAATGGTAATTCCGTAGATATTCAAAACTCTGGCACTATCCCAGACGTTTTAGTAGATACTTCTACCTACCCTATCCCTGTTTCTAGAAGAACAGACGTAGCACATCAATATATTTTGGAGAACCTTAACACTGAGGTTACTCATATTCCTACGGTTGAAGAGTTAACCGAAATTGGAGGTAGAAACAAAATGAACTCTATTGCTACACAGCAAGCAAGTAAGATTAGAACTAAGGCGGCTGATAGATGCATAGTTAACTGGTTAACGGGATTGCCAGCGGGTCAAAAAGTAGCAACAACAGGAGCAGCTAGAAACCCTTCTGTACCAGTTGCAACGGGCCAACGTAAGCAGATCACGGCAGAAGATGTAAGAGCAGGATTAGAAATCTTAGCGGCTGATGACGTAATAATGGAAGGCGACAGCCCTGTAATGGTGGTGAATTCAGCGTTCTATTATAACGACCTTTTAGGAATTGACGACTTTGTTAGATATGACTCAACAGCAAAAGCAAACCCAGCGTTAAACAATGGATTGCTAGGTAATCTTTACGGCGTAGAGGTTTACATGAGATCAAGAGTGGCAACAGTAGACGCGTCTTTCGATGTTAAAGCAGAAGGAGCAGCGGGAGCGGCTACAGACGCGGGAACTGCTATTCTATACCATCCTAATTATGTTAGAAGAGCTGTAGGGGCGTTCAAAGTTTATATTGAAACAGACAAACCACAATATGCAGGAGACATTATGTCTACTGAGTTAAGATTCGGTTCTGTTCGTTCAAGAAATGACGACAAGGGAGTTATTCAAATTTATGAGGCTACTGTTTAATAGTAGCCTTTCACATTAAAATTAACAGTATGTCAACTACAGAAGATTTAAAAAAGTCCAAGCCAGAGGGATCTAAATCAAGTGGAAAAAAAGCGATAGAGTCAGCGGTCGAGATAAAAGGCGATGGTATTACTAGCGCGGCACAAGCAAAGAAATACATGGAAGCTATAGGGGTTCAACCTTTAGCAGTATTCAGGGGCGAAACCGTTAAGCAGTTAATATGTACGTCTGATGGACAATTCTTTTATGAAGTGGGTTCGGCCCAGAATCATATTAGAAAGTACAAGCACGTAAAGCGTGACTACTTCGTAATAAAATTATAATAATGGCTGGACTAAGTAACGTTACGGTTAATGTAGGAGCTTCTGGCTTAGGTCGTAGACTGTTAAGCAATGACGGGATTACGGGGTTCGTTTTTTACAACGATACCCCTCCCGCTGGTTTTACAGCTAACGAGGCTAAGAAGGTTTTTTCTCTTGCAGAAGCCGAGAATTTAGGGATAGTAGACACTTCGCCAACGTATGAAGTAGATCACTATCATGTTAGCGAGTTTTTTAGGATTAATCCTAGTGGCTCGCTTTGGATTGGATATTTCAACGTCCCTGCTGGAGCTTATGATTTTGCAGAGGTTACGACTATGCAAAGAGATTTTGCAAAGGGTGAAATAAGAATGTTCGGTATTTACACGCCTTTAGTGGTTTTTGCTAATACGGCCGTAGCTACTTTACAAACTCAATTAGATCTACTAAACGGAGACAATACCCCCGCTACTGGTTATCTATGTCAAGACATACAGGGAGTTGCGGACTTGTCAACATTGGCAGATTTGAGAACCGAAACAAGCGACGACGTTAGAGTTATTATTGCAGAGGATAACGCAGGGACAGCGGCAACATTAGCAGCGTCTAAAAGTTACTCTATTACTGCAATGGGTTCTATACTTGGCGCGTTGAGTGGCGCACCTGTTAACCAATCACCTGCAAACCCTGAGAATTATAATCTTAGCGGTGCAGAAATGACGGTGCCAGGATACGCAAACGGCCAATCATATAGAGAAGTAGGAGAAACAGCAAGCGGAGCATTAAAGGATAAAGCATATACTATTGTAAGAGATTATTTACCTGGTCTTTCTGGTACGTATGTAGAAAGAATCCCAGCGACTAACGCGGCTTCTTCTGACTTTGCTTTTGATGAGAATAGACGAGTAGTTCAAAAGGTTCAGCGTTTAATGGTTGCGGCTTATACGCCTAAACTAAACAGCGTTATTACTTTGAATGAGGACGGGCAGCTGTCTGATTTCGCGGTGTCTGCTTTGCAGGACATTGGACAAACTCAAATCGAGGCTATGCAAGCATTAGGTGAAATAAGCGCAGGGGAGACTTTGATAGATCCTAGCCAAGACATTTTATCTACTTCTGAACTAGTTATATCGGTTAACGTGGTTCCTACTGGAACGGCTGAGTTCATTACGATTAATATTAATTTAACTCCTAATTTGTAAGAGATGGCTATTAATAATCAATTACCGATCGTCCCAGTTATAAACGGAGTTAGTTACACACAGGCTGACATCATTTTAACTATTGACGGAGATCCTTATATTGGCTGTACTGCTGTAGATTATGCAGATAACCAGACAATAACAGGAAATTACTCAACAGGGAACGAGGCTACCAGTGTAGGGTTTGGTACTGTTGAAAATACGGCTACTATTACCTTGACAATGGAAACCGTACAGGCTTTGAGTGCTATTGCGCCACAGGGTAAAATACAAAACATTCCTTTCTTCGACGTTCGTATTAGTTACACATCTACGGAGGGAGGGATTTTTATCAGTCACAGACTTGTTAGATGCAAGTTTAAAGGCAGAAACCCTAATAGCGCAGTAGATAACTCTCAGATAGAGGAAGCATTAGAATTATTTGTTTCGACAATTAAATACACATTATGACACAGACTACGACCACAGACAGAAGACAGAAGTTACTTGATTTGCAAATTCCTAAAGGGGGGGCCAGGTTTGATATGGGCGAAGAATGGATATTCGTCCTTAAACCTATAACTATTGATAAATGGAAAATGGCAAAGAAGATGATTGAAGGAGGTCAAAGCACGGAGGCAGCAGTGATGTTGGTGAACTCTTTAGCAGTTGACGGAAGTAGAAAAGCTTCTGAAATTCCAGAGCATAAGATCAATTTATTTATGGCTTTAGAGTCTTCTATAGCTTCATTAATTGAACCTGTAGAAGTTGACATAAAAAAAAATCAGATGATCATGCCCTACCAGTTGAACGAGACGGTGACGGCAATATAATTTTGAGCGAATTAGAGCAAAGAGCCGCTTTAATTCGCTTTTATTTTAATAAGGATATAGACGACTATTTAAGCGAGGATTTCGCTAAAGCTTGGGGCCAATTAGAATTTGCTTTACAGTTTGAGGGAAAAATGTCAGTTAAAAAAATAAAGTTTGGATAAATGCCTAAAGTAGTATGGACAATAGACGCGGACACCAAACCGTTAGAGCGTAAACTGAAAAAGGTAGATGCGGAAGCGGGGAAAACTGGTAACTCGTTACAAAACCTTGGAGGTGTAAAAGGTGGAGCGGGTTTAGCTAAATATGCGGCTTTTGCTGGTGTTGCTGCTGCT